CCCCTGCCTTGGTTACAACTTTGAATGTATTTGCCATATTTTATCCTAACGCAATTGCTAAAGCAACACTTGTGCCAGCAGGTTCGAAGTCAGTGCTATTTGCTGTTGCTGCTGTACCTAACCCAAGGTTTGTCCTTGCAGCAGAAGCAGAGGTTCCACCAGTACCGCCTTGAGCAATGGATAAAGCCGTTGTTAAGCCTGACAGTGAAGTGATGTCTGAGTTAGCACCAGCCGCCGCTTTAGCATCTAAAGAGGTTTGTAAATTGTCTACATCACTGATTATGTGACTGTGACTATCATCAGCGACTGTTGCTGTAATAGTGATGTCTGATGATCCATCAAACGATGCTGAACCACTTACATCTCCAGCGAGAGAGATTGATCTACTGGTAGCAAGTGTTGTAGCTGTATCGGCATTACCTGTGACATCTCCCGTAAGATCACCTGTAACATTGCCTTCTACATTAGCAACTAGAGTACCAGTGGAAATAGTAAGATCACCAGTACTCGCCCCAGTAAATGTTCCCGTACCTACAGTAAATTTATCTGCACTCTCATCATAACCGATAAAAGCGTTGTTACTATCGCCACGTTCTATGATGATACCCGCATCACCTGACGGAGTACCTGTAACGCCATTAGCTAGTTCAATCAGCTTATCACTAATGACACTGTTTGTTGTGTTAATTGTCGTTGTTGTACCGTTGACTGTCAAATCACCAGCAAGCGTCAGGTCATTAAACTCAACATTAGAAGTTGTTCCGACATCTTGTCCAATTGCTATCGAACCGCTTGTGATCGTAACCCCTGTACCACCACTAAAATGCGCCCTTACCTCTGCTGCTGATGGTCCTGTGTATGTTATAACACCTGTCGATGAACTATATGATAAGCTACCATCACCACCGCTATCAGTAACGCTGATCTTACCTCTGCTGAATAGCCCTAATTCAGAAGCAGTAATCGCCTTAGTTTCATCTGCTGATGCATCAACAACAACGAACTCATCAGCATCAACGACATTAGCTGCTGTAATGTTCGTTAGTTCTGTTATCTTACGATCTGCCATAAGTTATCCTGTGATTGCTTCCACAGCATCAAAAGTAATGCCATAGAAAGATGCGTTGTCTATAGACCAAGTTGTAATATTATTTGCTAATCTAAATACGCCTTTGGTGTTATTCGTACCAATGACTTCATCTGTATAATCTGAACGAAGATCAGGGAATATCTCAAATGTACCATCCCCTGTCCTGTCCTCTAATACTTGATGCAATCTAGCTGTACTATCAGCACCAATTTGAATATAATCACCAGCAAGTAATGTACTTGATTGATCCTGCATGGTAATTGTTAAAAAGCTATCCCCACTACTACCAGAAACAGTTGCTTGGTTGGAAGCATTAGTGGACCTAAGAGTACCCCTTGGAGTAGGATAATCAGGATCTCCCAATAAGAATGTGCCAAGAGAACCCTTAAGACTTACTAACTTAGCTTTCCATTCAGCAGCATTATCCCTATGCATAGGTGGTAAAGTAACTGTAGCCTCTAACCTTTGCCCACCATGAGAAACAATTTGTTGCTTATAGGTAAAAGGCGACTGAGAAGTCGTATTAGCATTTACAGTCCTAAACTCTACTGAAGCTATTCCATAAGTAGGTAGGGTGATTGGATATGTTACTGCCATTAGCCAAATACCGCCTTCATTTGACCGCCACGTCTGCGACTATCCATAATGCCTTTTTCAGTCATCTTGGCAATTTGTGGAGCAGCTTGGGCAATCATCCTCTTAACACTTTCGTCACCATTAGCAGAGAAATTAAAGCTCTGTTGTATAGTAACTCCACCTGATTGACCTTTAGTGTGATCTATTACAGTCTCTCTAGGGTGCAACATAGCTAGGAAACCACCTTTGCCGTCTAATCCACCAGAGCGAGGTCCAGACCCTGTGTAACCACCACCATCCATACTTGGAGCGCCTACTCTTCCTAAATCAGCATAAGTGCCAGTTATAGCGCCTTCAACAAACCCTGTGATCTTCTTAACAACAAAGATACGATAAAGCTCTTTTATAATTTCGCTTGCCATTTTCTTGAAGACTTGTTCTGCATTATAGCCAAAGTCTTCAATAGAACCGTTTAAGATGTCAAAGTCAGTTACAATACCCATTAGGGCATCACCGAAATTACTTTCGATGCTATCAGCTATGTCTAATAACTTTTGTTGTTCATTTTGCAATTCTATGGTTTTGTTTATAGTATTCTCAAGGCCAGTTATAATATCTTCGTCATAAGTCTTTTTGTAGTCTACACCAAGAGCCTGTATAAGCTGCTTCTGAGCCTCTGTCTTGCCGATAAGTGCTTGCTCTAAAGTAAGCCTCTCTTGTAAGACTTGCAGATCAGTTTTTTTTGCTTCTTTATTGGCTTCCCGTCTAGCATTAAGTTCAGCAGTAATCTGAGCTTCTAGTTCAGCCTCTTCTACTTTTTTAGCTACGTATTCACTTTGTTGAGCCATTACAGCGGGTGGTGCGCCACCAGTGGTTCCAGCCCTAGCTTGAAACTCTGCTATAGCTTTCTCTCTTACACCAGCAATGCCAGCTTCAGCTTCAGTTCCCCCACCTCTAAGTACAGCTAATCTTGCTCTAAGTTCTGGTATTTTAGAGCCAGCTTTGCCCATGAAACTGTCAAAATTTGCTGCAGCCCTTGCCGTAGCTTCTATGGCTTTGGCTAATCTTTCAGCTTGTTTAGCTTGTTCTTTTAATGTTTCTTGTCTTCTATACTCTTTAACTTGTGCGTCAGTTAAGTACCCAAGGTGTTTTACTGCGTTTCTAAGAGACTGATCATCAGAAGCAAGTCCCTCTTTTACATACTTTAATTGTAAGAGGGCTTGAGCGTTTTTACCCCTTTGTCTAATAAGTGCTTCACCCTCTAATCCAACTAAGCCCTCTTGAAAGCTAGTTTGATCTTTGAGTGTATCTAATTGCTTACGAAGATTATCTAATCTACCTTTCTCTTTCTCACCAGCTTTACGATTTGCCTCATCTTGATCCCTTTGTGCTGAGAGTATGTCAGACGTTTGTTGGTTTATTGCCTTTTGTGCAGAAGACCTATTTTGAGCAAGTTTAACAAGCTCTTCTTCTAAACCTGTCTGTTTTAAAATAAGACCTATAGATTCTTTTAAATCTTCTGGATAAAGTTGAGCGATTCTCTGCAACTCTTCAGCGTTTTCTACAGCAGTTCTTCTTTCTGCAGCTTCGCCTCTTACAGCACGGGAAATTAAAGCTATTTGTATCTGTAGCTTTTTAGCTTTTGATACATTATCTTCAAACTCTTGTCCAAAATCAAACTCTAACTTTTTTGCATATCTAATATCGTCTTGAACAGTCTCTAATTCTTTCTGTAAATCCGCAAGGAGACCTGTTCGTTTACTACCTGTCGAAGAGCCAACTTGTAAAGAAATCGCAGTTCTAAGTTTTTTATCTTCCGCTTCAACTAAGTCTTCTAAGTAATTTTGTAGGGTCTCTTGTCCCTCTAAAAACGGTGTTGTCAGAAGGTCTGTTAAGATTTGTCTTCTACTTGTGAGTTTATTAAGGGCTGTGGAAATTTCATCTACAGATAATGTAAGATCATCTGCAGCATCCCTTGCATTTAAAAAGGGAGCTATAAGACCCGTTGCAATGGCGAGACCAGCACCAGCGATTGCACCAGCAGGACCAAAGAAACCCAGTAACTGTGAACCCTGTTGACCAAAAGCAACAGCAGCATTAGTGCCAGACTGAATTTGTACAGCCAAGTCACCGATTTGATAACCAGCTTGTTGTGCAAGGATTTCTACTCTTCTCATACCCTTGCGACTAGTATTTTCAAATCTTTCTTGAGATGCAGTTGCCCGTTTTATGGACGTATCCATATTTTTTATAGCTGCATCTACTTGTTGCACACCTCTTGCATATTGTTGGGCAGTTATTTTACCTTTATTAAATGCGGTGTCTAATCTTTTGTAGCCACGCTCAAGTTTATTGACACGATCTACACCCCGTAGGACTTCAGTGTCATCAACACCTATAACTACTTTAAGATCGTCAGCCATTAAAACTACCCATGTAAATTACGTCCACACGTTTTATTGCTTCTACTTCCCAAGAAGACAATGGTGTATTCGTAAGTTCCTTCCACGCTTTTATTTGATCGTAGGTAATCGGGTTAGGGCCAGAAAAACCCATAGTTCTGCCACTGCTTAATGCAACAAAGGCAGACCAGATGTGAGACAACAAAGTGGGAAAATCAGGTCCATCCAATCCCTTTGGTCTACGTCCAGTCTGCCTTTCCACTTGTTCAAGGTGTTCGCGTTCTGATATCCCGTTCTTGTCGGGCTTACTGATGGAGAACTCATGTTCTGCAAAGTCGAGAAGCTCTTCAATCAAGCCTTCTTGAAATTTAAAGAGTTACTCACCGCTTCGTCAATCTGATCTCTAATCCAGAAGACTTCGCTATAAATCTCTTTTGCTTTACTCACAGAGAAATTTGGTTCTTCACCATCATATGTGATATTCCAAGATTTTGTCGTCTTGGCAAATAAATCAAGGGTGGCTTCTTCTATATCTTCAGCAGTTAAATCTACCTTTTTCTTTGACTGCGCTTGCTTTAGACGCTTGTTCGTCTGCTCATGTACTGCAGCCTTATACTCCTTAGAATGTGGAGCATACATAGTAATTACCATTGGGTCTGAATTATCATTCAGTAATGGTTCTAGTGTTGTAGGATGAACAATGTTTACATCCACAGTGTCACTTGTCGGTGTCAGGTCTTTCAAGTCCATTGGGTTTCCTTTCGGGCTAGTCGGGTTTTAAAGCGAGGGGAGCAGCACCCGACAACCACCCCCCTCATCCTAGCTAGGATTCTTATGCACCAGACTTTGTAATTTGAAGAATGGTATTTGCATTTGTGGTTGAAGAGCTAAGATCCTCATCAGTACGAAGACCAACAAAAGACATGTTGATGATACGTGATGTTGGACCGTCTACTCCTACGTCAGCAGAGTTTACTTTGATGCGTGGGAATAGGAATGTGAGTGTGTTTGAACCATCTCCTACAGAAACCTCAAGTGCTGATTCTGTTTCATTCAAGAAACGGTTGATCAGAGTTGCATCCTCAAAGTATGCTGAAACTGTACCTTCAACAGATACCGTACCAAACTCAAGTGCTGATGGTGTATCTTCACCAATAACTAGAGTTGGAGCAAAGTTGTTTGTGACAGTAAAATCAAGGGCAGTAATAAGCGTCAATGCTGAACCAAGTGTACCCTTGTTGCCAAGTTTAATATCACCTGAGTAAGCATCGAATGGTTCATTACCAGCAGAAGCATCTTGAGTTTTCTGCGTACCACTAATAGTCATCGTCTTACCGACCATACCAAAGGTAGCTGTTACCATTTGGTTGGGGGCCATAGAGACTGCCATTGTGTTTACTGCGCAACCTGTGAACAAACGTGCTTGGTCTACGTCTGCTGAGTAATCCTCAATCGACAGAAAGGTAGGTGTAGTACCTACGATAGCTGCATTAGTTACAGTTGTAGATCCATCGCCAGCAGTAAAGCCTGTAGCGAAATCATTGTCTGACATAAGAGCAGATTGCATGAGAACGTCAAACTCAGCGTGACGTAAATCTGCTACAATATCTCCACCCACAACTTTATTACCATGACGGTCAACGCGAGGCATACGATCAGACTGAATGTCAGTACCAGCAACACGATCTTTGGTGAGATTAAGTGAGTGAGTTGTGAAAGGCAGGTTTTGAAAGTTACCTGCGGGTGTCGTACCAAAAGTCGCTTCTTCCTTGAACGACAGGGTAGAACGAGAGCCTTGTGCGAAAGCCATTTAGTTTCTCCTAATTATAGACGTACCAGCCGATAGTGACTGGTATGAAGTACCAAGGAGAGGAGAGCCTACCTTCCTCTCTCTCTGCATAATCTATAGAGATTGTCTTTGAGTTAAACGTAATGTCTGTCGTTGCATCAAAGTCTTCTATTATGCTATTTGCTAGTGTATCACCAGCACTAGGGCCATTACCCTCTGCCACAAAGCAATCTACTCTGAATATACCTAAGTAGAGTTGTTGTGGGTTGGAACCCCTTACTGCTGGTCTACGAGTGGTTGGGATAAAAGTAGGTCTAACCCAAGATGTTCCTGTAGTCGGATCGAAAGAAATATTCTCATATGCTATAGATGGAATACCAGAGACTTGAGAAAGTTTTTGCTCTAGGCCACGTCTTATATCAAGGTATATGCTACTCATCCGTGAAGCCTTATTAATTTACCCTTTATAACATAACCTCTGTCTTTACTGTTGCCAGAATTGACATATTCTGCGTGAGGTGCGCCATTACGAAGTACAGCTACTTTTGTACTTTCTAAGTCAGGGATTTTATTTATATCAGACAAAAGATTTTGTAACCCTTCTTCTCGTTTCTGAATTTCATTTTGTCTTCTTGGTCTTCTTGAAGAGCTTTTACCTCTTGGTCTACCTGACTTCCCTGTCTCAAATGACCAAGATGTAACAAAAGCACCAGTATCTACAGGAGAAAACCTAACTGCATCTCTTGCAATTGCCTTAAATTCATTCTTTACTTCTTCTAAAATGCTGGTCTTAGCAGCCTCTATTTTTCTAGCTATAGCTGCTTCATCAATTTTGACAGAGGATTTAATCATTCGCTTACATCACAAATATAGCAGAGGGCAGTGCCACCAGAGAACATAGTGAGGACGTTATTGATATGAACCGTATTCCCATTCCCTAAGATCTCATCTTCTGTGTCTGGGGAAACCGCAAGACCTAGAGCGGGAATTACGCATTTACGTACACCTCTGTTTATATTCTCAGGGTCAATCACCCCAAGGCTATAATTATAGAAGTACCCTGTAAATGAATAGTCATCTGAAGTGGTACTAGATACAGTGCTAGTGGTCACATCATAAGAACCATAGGTTTTCTTACGAAGAGTAAGCGTTTGCCCATGCTCTCCTACAAGATTTAAGAGATCGTATGCCCGAAACGACATTACTCATAGTCCCTGATATATTGTTCATCAGTTGGGGGGTTATCGAACTGGCCTTTAGCAAAACTAGAATCAGGTCTATCCGTTAATCTACGGTTAGCTTTGATAACTGCATTTGAGATACCACCAGCACGTAGACTTGCAGACGTCATAGAATATTTCTGACCTTGCTCACGAAGGTCTGCAGACAGGGCCTTATACTGTTTAGCCAAATCACTGTAGTTTGATGATAAGGCCCCATCCAATTTTGTAGTAACCCTTCTAGCGAATTTAGCAGCGATAGAACTAGCTGCCCAAGCACCCGCAAAGTAGACGTTATCATTAGCTTCAGATAAGGCGAAAGTAATCTCTTCATTCTTGATCAATTGATCATTTGTATCAGTATCACCAATAAGAAGTCTAACGACATTCAGCCTACCTGATGGTGTAGTCGTTACGAGATCAGTTTCGTCATAAGTCCAAGCCATTAGTCTGCCTCTAGGTCTCCATGTCTCCCCCGCCAAGAGCGAATGAAACCGATTTGCTTATCTTTGATCTTAGAGACACGACATTTCTTTCTGTCGTACTCAGCTTCGTTAGAAGTTTTTGCCTTAACTTTATCATTGATGGTCTTAACAAGGATTGCAAGTTGTTCTGCATCCATATCAGTAAGACCATCTCCGACAGAAGGCTTTAGGGTTGTTTCCAGTTCTTCGTTGTGGTGAAGATGATGCTCATTGTACATACGTTCAATGTTAGCTTTCGGGAGACCCCGCTCCTTCCAAGGAACGAGATCACCTTTAGCATAGCGTTTACCACTCATCAGCAATCCACTAGGATTACGCACGAAGACTGGCTTATCATATTGGAAAGGTGGTCGGGTCATTCACCTACTCCTTATGACAAGATTGTGTTGAAGAACACACCAAGGTCTGCACCTACAACTTTTTGGTCGTAAGCCATGTTAGCTTCAAGAAGCTCTGCAACACCTTCAACACGCAGGAAGTCACCTGTGTAAGAACGAATGTCGATACCGTAACCAGATGCGTTATCCAGTTCGTTCCATGTGAAGTTGTACCCTGCTGATGGAACCATCAATCCTGCAGACTGTGGAGCATAGTAGAGAGCAGCTTTCTTGGTTGCTACAAATGCAAGAGACTCAGCAAGACCTTCTTTTGCAGTGTTCTCAATCGCGTCAACGATGTAGTATTCTGCAACTTCAAAGATCTCAGCAAGTTTAGCTTGCGTTACCAAAGCGGTGTTAGTAACTGTTGCACCACCGTTGATACGTGCCAGAACGTCTGGGTGGTTGACCAATGTGTCGTGAACGTCACGGGTAACAACCATTTTGTTTGGCTTGAAGCCACCAGAAGCAACTTGCATCGCACGACGAGCAGTTGTTACGTCAACGATTGGAGTTGAGTTTGTGTAGTCATCCCACTGTGTGACTTCTGCTGCAGTGTCGTTGTCAGCATTTGCAACACCAGTGTACTCAGTTGTCCAGATGCTTGTTCCAAAGAACGTAGACATGAAACGCTTTTCACGGTCAATCAAGAGATTGTGTGTGAGCATTTCTGATGCACCGCGACGAATATCCAAAGCAGTGTCAGCATTTGCCAGTGTCTCAAAGTCAAAGTCTGTAGACAAAGACCGCACGTCACAAGTGTACGTTGCGTTTGAGATTGACATACCGATACGCTGTGAACGAGTACGTGGAGCGCGAGGCTGGACTTCATTGCGGAAGAAGTTCTCGCGGTCATAGATGTAATACTTGTTGGTCTTTTTATCAACAGGTACGTTTGGGAAAACCTTATCAGCGATAAAGTTGTTTTGTGACTGAAGGTACGCTACTGTCAGGTTTGTCAACGGCTGATCAATATGTACCTGTGAGGCGGTTAGCATAGGCATTGTTGTTATTCCTTCCTATCTATAGGTTACGCTAGGATGTTGCCGCCTTGGATAAGCTCCATAGCGATGACTTGACCGTCAACGCCAGCTTCCATTGCGTATCCCATAGAAACATCTCCTGATGCTGCTGTAATAGCGTCACCAGATGCGTCTGTTTGAAGTTGCGCACCAGCAGCAACAGTGCCGCCGCATGTGATGCGAGTTTGACCAGAAACAACAACAGTTGCCTCTCCACCTGATGCTGGATCATTTTCTAGAACGCCAAAGCAACGCTCTCCTGCAGAGTCAGCAAGATCTACTTGACCATCAGATTCCAGTGTTACGAATTTAAACTGAGAAGACGACAAATCTTCGCCAGCAATTAGTGAGCGTGTGTCACGAGATTGTGTTACAGCCATGATTACTCATCCTTTTCATAAGTTTTAGCGATAAGGGATTTACCCTCTGCTGTTTTAGAGATGGCATCAAAAGCAGCGTATTTGTTGACCTTATGCTCTTCGGCATAGGCGTCTACCATCTTGTCTAATTTAGATTGTGGATCAGACATGTCGGCCTCGACAACTTTCTCTCCCACTTCATCCATAGCAGCAGCAAAGGCAGCGTCTGCGCCCTTAAGTGCTTCTAGGACTTTTGCATCACCCTTGATAACATCAAGCAACGACATAGCTACTTCGACATCAAAGTGTGGTAATTCAGCTTCAGCTTTCTTACGCAGTTCAATCATCTGCTTTTCAACTTTAGCTTCCTCAAGAGCTTTCAAGACAGGCTCTGGAATGTCAGCCTTTACGACCATCTCTCCATTAACTTCAATCGTCTCTACGACCTCTTCTTTTTTCTCAACGACTTCACCTAGCTCTTTGCGTAGGCTTTCGTTTTCTTCTTTCAGAGCGATAAGTTCTGCTTCCAAAGAGATATCCTCGTCAGCTTTCTTCATATCATCCTCATCCATCATTTTCTTAGCTTCTGGGAAAGTGTAACCTTTTTCCATGTAGCCATGAAGTTTAGCCTTGAGGTCATCAGACATCTTGTCCATTTCCTCCATTTCGGCATCACTCATTTTGTATGCTTTTTCCATATTTTCCTCTTCGGAATCACGCTTGAACAGAGCAACTTTGGCAGACGCATTCGCAGGACGGTCAACCAAAGATAGTTCGTCAAGCTCAAGTTGCTTAAGAAGATGCATCTTCTAGTTTCTCCTTGATTGCACGACCACCGATACTGAAGGCCGCAAGTTCTCCAGATTTGACCTTATCCCAGACGTCATCGTCGTAGACTTTGTAAGCTACAACCCATCCTTCACGGTCACTCTGTATGCCAAGGCTCTCACCGATTTCTTTGGTGATAGGCAGAGAGTGAATTACACGCCCTGTCATTTTACCTGTGTGCATTGTTTTACCAACACGAATATGTTCCATAAAATCATTTACGGCTTTCACAAGTGTGTCAGCTTCGATAACATCACCTTGACGGTCAACAATACGTTCACCCTTCTCAGTAATGACAGAGGCCCATCCATAGACAATACGTTGCTCTTCGTCTGCCTTAAGGATCTTGCCCTCAATTTCTGTTTTAGTTAAATCACTCACTGTGGCACCTTTCTCCCACATACGACAAGACCAATATCTCGCAGTTGTCTTATCAGTTGCAGTATCGCACGAATGACGACTACGAAAGTTGGCTCTGGCTTTGGGATCATCACGGCGTATCTCCATGTTAGGATCACCGAAAGTTACTTTTTTGGTTTTATCACCATCTTTGACGTAAACACCAAACTTCTTGCTTGATCCAGAAGGCAATCTGAATGGCTTGTTTAGAGGTCTGTCTGCTTTATCAATGGCTGCTTGGGTAGGCAATTCACTCTCATCCCACACGTCATTCTTTCTTGTTGACAGGGGGTGTTTAGTAGGGAGTAAATCAGTATCGTGTTTACCACTACGGAAACGACCAGTGCGAATAGTACGTAAGAAGTTGTTGACACGCGCCATAGCCCATTGTTCTTTAGAGGACACATTAGGTCTTACGGAAGAGGGGTTGGTTTTGTATGCACCGATACCCCTGTCATAAACCTGACGTAAGGTGGAAGCAGTTACTTTACCTTTACCCCCATGTTTTTTATTGTGGTCGCTTGCCTTGCTTTCCAGCGTAGACATGTCCACTTTGGTGATCTCTTGAATGATAGCGGTCAAGACCCTAGAGAGCAAATCATCAGGCTCTTCCTTGTCTTCTATGTCTCCAAGCTCATTATAGTATTCCATGTACGCTTCATGCGTAGCTGCTGGCATATAGAAGGCTTGACCATTCATAAAGTGTGTATGGATTTCTTCACCAAGTCCCATCATTCTGGCTCTTGTGCGAGCTTCTGCAGGATTGGTAAATAAGTCCTCATCCATCTGTCTTTTCTCTACTGCAGACCAAGCAGCAGCAAAAGCTCTCTGCTCACTCTTGGTGTCTGCATAGACTGAATTAAAGACACGACGAAACTGTGTATGTTTTTCCTCTGGCACGGTTTGCCTCACTGCTTTTGGAAGCTCTGAATTACGAGAATAGGGCATTAAAGTACCTTAGCTATATAACCTTTGAAGATACCAAACGCCACGGCATTGTTAGTTGGAGTTTCGGCTCTTATACGAACATCTGCATTCTTTGGTACAATGATTGCAGGATCTAGGGGAATATCAGAGTTGCCACCATCGGAAGATGCCGTAAAACACCCTTTTGGAAGAAACACCTTACCTACATCCCTGACCTCGACATAAAAATCAACTGCTGCACTGACTTTGGAGCTTACAGCCCCATAAAATCCAGTCATTATATAATAATCAGTGTTACTGAATGTTGTTGCGGCTTTAAAGGACTGTTGAAAGTCTTGGGGTATATCAATGTGAATTTTTGTAGCGTCTGTGGGGATGCCGCCTGAGATAGTGGTATTCTCATAGACCACAACCCTTCCTGCTAATTCTGTACTACCATTGTTATACATACGAGAGACGCGAGCAAGGTCTGTTGTTAGTGATACGGCATTCTGTCCATTTAAAGTTGCTGTTTGTACGACAAAAGTAAATTTGTTATCAGCTAGAGTATGCCCCTCAATCGTAATTTGTTGTGTATCAGAAGCAGAAGAGGAGGATATAAAAGAAATAGTGTTGTCTGTAACGTAACTTTCGTTTCCACCAACAGTCCAAATAGTTTCAAGAGTATTTATGGTTAATGGGGAAGAACGTCCAAACTTGATAAGAGACTTAGCCTTACGATCAATGGAGACTTTATCTCCATAAGTCTGCTGGATCTCACGTTCAGCTTGAACAAGTTTCCCATCAGGGACTTCGTAAGCTCTCCTTGACCAACCTCCTAACATTCTCTCTATTTCCTGTGTTTCTTGGATTAGACTGGCACTGAAGCTCTCATTGGCAATTGGCTCATTAGCTTGAGTAAGAAGTAGGTCAGAATTTTCCTGTAATATTCTACTGGACATGACCTAACTCTTTTATACTGGGTTAGGGATACCGATAGCAAACGACCCTAAAGAAAACATATTACCCGAAGCTACAATTTTTAATTCAATTAGAGTTGCCACCGTCTGTTACTTTCTTTGGTGGTAATTCAGCATTAGCCAACAGAGCATTCACAATATCATCCTGATCACTCAGATCTATGTTAGCGCCATTCAAGTTACGTAGGTAGCTACCAAGCTCACGTAGATCATGGGGAGCAACATCACCAGCGCAAATTTTTGGCATAAGATCGAAATTAAGCCCATTGATATGCCAAAGTGGTTCAACTAACTGCTTGTTTAACACATCAAAGATAGAGTTTATATAACTTTCCATAGAGCGCAGAAACAGATC